CGCTGCTTTTCCATTATGATCGTTTCTTTATGGCCTATTTCTGAATAAGGTTGCTAGGAAGTGTTTTTAAGAAGGTACAGGTAAATCCGGGAAACTGGATACGCAGTTAATAGCCTTTCTGCGTAGTTTTGGTAGCTGATTGTTATAGCGTACGTGAAAACTCGCGTTATGATAAAGTAACAAAACTCAGTGTATTCGTTGATTTTATGTATAGAATTTGATTTCTGATATTTTTCACACCTTGTGCGCATGGAGCCGCAAGTTAGGAGAATTGTTGTGAGCTGATTTTATTTTAAAATTAATGTTTACGCCCCAATGGTCAAGGCTCGTCCCCTTGATGGTTGGTTGCTCGAGGCCTCATGAAATACCGATTTATGTTTATATATTTGATTATTTATTAATTTCGTTTTTTGTATTTTCCCCGTTGGGAATAGTTTCTATAACTGCTCACCCCTATGGTACGCATGGAGCTGCCTAGTTTAGGAGTTGTTATTATATATTATAAAGAAACCAAAATGAATTGTCAAAATAAGAAATTTAATCAAGGTTCAAAGGACGCTGAAAAATCAAAAAAAGAAAATAAAAATACTGAAAAAAAACAAAAAATTAGTTATAAGTTATTGTATGTAAGAACTGGTGAGTTGAGAGACGTAACGGCTGATAGATTCGGTGCGATGAAAGGAGCAGTTATTGATTTCACTAGTTTTAAAGTTCGTGTTATCGGAGACATGCCTAGAAGCCAAGTGAGAAGGTGTGTGTTAGATGCTCAAGGTTCCACTGGGTTGTTTAGTGGGTTTACCAATATGATATCCTCTTTGATTGATACGCATAGTAAAGTTGTTAGTATTATTAATGGTGCGGAGAATGTTTTTTCGAAGTTGAATAAACGATTTACTCTCATAGTCGTCAAGCTTTTGATGGAGTTTATTTCATTTTCGAGGTCAGATAGTAATTGTAAGTTGGAAAGCTTGTTGTCTATTTGTCTTTCAATTTATAGTTTAGTTGATCACTTTGAATTGCAAGCCCAGGGTTTAGAAACTGTGTTGTTGGCTACTGCTATGCCGTTTTTACCCCATCAATTGAAGGAGGTGCTTAAACACATTACTTTGTTGTCTAGTACAAAGGTATTGGACGACTTTTCTCTTTTACAGAGATTGTTTGATTTGTTAGAGAAGTTTTTGTTGTATGTTACGCAGGTGTTAGGCATAGGTCCGGAAGTTTCTCAATCTATTGTTCGATTATTTTCTTATGTTGGTTTCGGATCTAAGCATCGTATTTTGAGTGAGATGAAACGTTTAATGGAAGAAGCTTCTAAGGATAAGCGCATCTTTAATGGAGTCGCTTACAGAATTAAGTGTATGACTTTGAACAAAGAGTTTGAATCTTGTTCGGAATTACAGGATTGGTGTAAGCGTTGCGGTTCAGTTGCGGATCTGTTAACTAGGTGGCGTTTTCATATAAAGATAGTGCAAGCGAATGAGGAAACTTCGCGAGTAGAACCCAATTTATTTGTCTTTGAGGGACCTCCCAGTTGTGGCAAATCTGTGTTGTTGAATCAAGTTCTTTCAGTACTTGGGTGTAGTACGTATTGCCATTCAGTTCCTGATATTAATGAGGGCAAAGATTTTTATGATTCTTATAATTTTGAGGACGTTTTCTATATGGATGACGTTGGTCAAAAAGGTATCAGTCAATGGCGTACCATAATTAATATGGTATCTAGTGTTAAAATGCCTTTAGAGTGTGCAGAAGCGAAATTGAAAGACACTAAATTTTTTAATAGTCATACTATCTTGGCATCTACTAATCAGTTTATGACTTTAGATGGGTTGTGTAGAACTGATGGTATTGCTAATCTTGAAGCTCTTTGGCGAAGAGCGTTTGTTTTTGATTTTGGTGGTTTAATTTTCGATAAGGGCTTGTTTAAAGGTCGCGTGGTGTTTAGACATTATAGTTTGAAAACCAAGCGATTTGAACAAGGCTTTCCCGATTATTTTAAGTTAGATCAGCTCGATAAGTCCAAATTAATTACTGAGGCGTTCTCTATTGCTGATTCTACTAGTGATATGGAAGGTGTTAGAATTTGGATGGGCTCGATTATCAAAGCTTTTGAAATTAAAAAGAGAAATATCCAAAGATCTCATACTATTTCTGAAGCTACGCGAGATGCCAATTTGACAGTGATTCGTGATACAGTTAGAGATATTATGTTTCCTAAACAAGAATCAGTTGTCAGTTATCCAGCTTCAGATATAAGTCTTGGGAATTTTAAATTCGT